CCCGAGCCCGAGCCCGACCCAGATGACCCGACTGTCGGTCCCAAGGGTGAGAAGGGTGACCCAGGCCCTGCACCGCAGATGCGCACCGAGGGTGACACTGTCCAGTGGAAGCACGAGGACATGACCGCCTGGCAGAGCCTCTTCACCACCCCCGTCAATGGCGGTGGCACCGGTGGCAGCAGCAGTCGCCGGTACGTCAGCAATAGGCAGATGGGTATCCAGGCCACCACCGACCCCGAGCTGGGTCGTCAGCGCCTGCAGCAGTTCGTCGACCAGTGCGCGAGCGACAACGTCATCGGGTACATCGATTCCGAACGCTGGGCGATCAATAACACGGTGTTCATGCCTGAGCGACTTCGCCTCGTTGGCCGGGGTATGTGGAATACGACCATCGACTGCGGGGAGGAGTGGGACAACGATAGTTTCTACGCCTTCCGCATGACCGCAAGCCGTAACAACGTGATCTCGATCAACCCGTACCTGGCCGACTTCGGCGTCATTGGTGCCGACAAGACCCGTCGCGACGATGGCCCGCTGATTCGCCTCGATGGTGTCGAGGACGCGGTAATCGAGCGTCTGCGCCTGGAAGATCCGAGCTCCTATGGCCTGTTTATCTCCGGGTACGGTATCGGTGACTACACCAACGACATCGAATCCGACATGTGGAACAGCACCCACCGGGTGACGGTGCGCGACTGCCTGGCGCTGCGTGGCCAGATCGGCTTCGGCACCGAGGGCGGGGCAGAGAACGTCCTGTTCCATCGCTGCCATAGCATCGGCAACTACAACACCAGCGGATGGGGCCTGCACGGCTACCGTTCGGCCTCTGGTCGCAACGTGCGGTATGACTCCTGCACCGCGCATGGTTACCGGAACGGCTTCCTGCTCGACCGTTACAAGCACATGCAGTACACCAACAACAAGGTGACTCAGTGCCGCAACGGTATCGCCATGGGTAGCTACTACCCGGATGACCAGGATGTCAGCCACGATGTCCGCATCATCAACAACTACTTCCACTGCGTGGAGGAGAATGGCAGCAGCCCGCTCGGCATCAACGACTACTACATCAGCAGCCGTGAATGCCATGGAGTTGTCGTCCAGGGTAACGTCACGAAGGGTGCCTCTCACCTGCGCTTCGGTCAGTCCAAGCGGCTGATGGTAACTGGTAACGTATCCTCCGATGGCCAGGCAGAGATCATCACCTCTCATGCCGCAACCGGCCTGGTAGCCAACAACGTGATGGAGCTTGGCCAGAAGGCCGATGGCATCATCGATGGGGGCAACAACGTCGTAGTGTGATATTCAGTGGAGGCTGCCATAGGGCGGCCTCCCTTGCTATTAGTGAAGAGGGGCAGCTCTATATGCGACAATGCGACACAAATATCGGAGACGGGCCATGCACGCACGAGATCTAGTTCAATCGAGCAACCGCGCCTTCAAGCTGACCGGCTACACCGCCGATCAGGTCACAGGCATGATGAAGGATGTCGGTAAGCAGTTCGCCGAGGAACTGAACAAGCAGGGCATGGCCCATCCAGCCAGTCGTAACCGGCATGACGTCGGCCCTATCCAGATCGATCAGGGCGTCGTCCGTGATGTGCCGTCCAAGCCCGAGCCTGTCGTCATCCTGTCGTTCGGCACGCATGACAACCTCGGCATCAAGATCAACATCAAGATGATCGACTTCCTGCAGAATCCGAAAGCCTACGCTGACGACATCTTCAAGCACCTGGCTCCTATGCGCCGCAACGCCTTGCGCCTGCGCCGCGACACGAAGGCCTTCAACGAGCGCGTCTACAAGGCCCTGACGGAGGTCCGCACCAATGGCTGACATCGGTCTGCTTCAGTATCGATCCAGCGGTGAGCTCTACGCCGAAGAGCAGGAAGCCGAGCGACTCGAGGATGAGAGCCGCCGGAATGAGCGCATCGAATCCTCTATCGAATCTCACATTATGCGCGCCTGGTCCAATAACAAGATGGCCAAGCAGGATGTCGAAATCAGACTGGTTGACTGCCTGCGCCGCCGGAAGGGCGAATACTCGCACGAGAAGCTGAAGCAGATCTCGGAGGAGGGTGGCTCTGCCATCTTCATGATGATCACCGCTACCAAGTGCAGGGCCGCGGGCTCGTGGATCAGGGACATCCTGATGCCAGCGAACGAGAGCCCATGGGGCCTTGACCCCACGCCGGTGTCCGAGGTGCCTGATGAGTTCCTGAAGCCCGTCGTCATGCAGATCCGCCAGGAAATGATCCAGGCGCAGCAGCAAGCGCAGGAGCAGGGCGCCCAGTTGGACATGGCAGGCCTCATCGAGGAAGCTCGCAAGCGCATCATGGGCGAGGCCCAGGAGAAGGCTGAGGAAGCAGCAGAGCGCCACGAGAAGCTGATCGCTGACCAGCTGGCCGAGGGTGGCTGGGACGAAGGGCTCGAGTCATTCATCGACGACTTCACCACCTATCCCGCAGCCATCATGCGTGCGCCGATCATCCGGCGTGTGCCTACCCTGCAGTGGCTCGAGGGCTGGCAGCCGATCAAGGGGTATGAGAATCGCCCCGAGTATGACCGGGTCAGCCCCTTCGATATCTACCCGAGCGCTGACAGCACCAACACCGACGACGGCACCAGCATCATCGAGCGCTACGACTTCCGCCGTGGTGAGCTCGCCAACATGCGCGGCGTCAAGAACTGGTCGACCGAGAACCTTAACCGGGTGCTCGAGGAGCATGGCCGCAGCGGGCTGAAGAACCTGCTATGGGATGACAATGAACGTCGTCACCTGGAGGGGCGGCATCATGAGCTCTACACCGGATCCGAGACCATCGAGGGACTGATCTACTGGGGGAATGCGCAAGGCCTAACGCTCCTGCAGTGGGGCGTGCACCCTGACGAGATCGAAGACCCTCTCTCCGACTACCAGGTCGAAGCGATCCTGATCGGCGGTCACGTCGTGAAGCTGAAGCTCAACCAGGATCCCCTGGAGCGTCGTCCGTACCACCGCGCATGCTTCAACCCTGTGCCAGGTTCCTTCTGGGGTATCGCTATCCCAGAGCTGATGGCCGACGTGCAGGATATGTGCAACTCCACGGCTCGCTCCCTGGTGAACAACCTGGCCATGAGCTCAGGGCCTCAGGTTGAGGTGTACGAGGACCGCCTGAACCCGTCAGAAGACCCGACCGACATGTACCCCTGGAAGGTATGGCGCACCAAGGACAACCCTATGGGGTCTGGTGCCAACCGAGCGGTCAACTTCTTCCAGCCCAACTCAAACGCCAACGAGCTGCTGGGCGTATACGAGGCCTTCGAGATCAAGGCTGACGACGCGACCAACATCCCGCGCTACAGCTATGGTAACGATAAGGTGGGTGGAGCCGGACAGACCGCCTCTGGCCTGGGCATGTTGATGGAATCCGCCAACAAGGGGATCAAGGACGCCGTTCGCCATATCGACCGCGGCGTCATCCGCCGGGTTATCGAGGGCACCTGGCTGTACAACATGCAGAATTCCGAAGACAATTCGATCAAGGGTGACGTGTCAGTCGTCCCGCGTGGATCCAGCGCCATGTTGATCCGTGAGCAGACGCACGCACTCCGCGGTCAGTTCCTGCAGTCGACCGCCAATGAGTTCGATATGCAGATCGTGGGTCTCGAGGGTCGTCGCAAGCTGCTCGAGAAGATTGCTGAGAAGCTGGACATGCCGGGTCTCATCCCGAGCAAGGAAGACCTGGAGAACCAGCAGAGCCAGAGCCAGCAGATGTCCCAAATGATCCAGAAGCTGGAAATGGCAGAGCGGCAGCTGAAGCTCCAGGGCATGCAGGCCGATAATGCCAAGAAGCAGGCAGAGACCCGGGAGACCCAGGTCGATGCCCAGGCCGAGCAATCAAGCTATCAGAACGAGCAGACCCGGACCCAGATGGACGTCGAAATGGCACCGCTCGAGGCTCAGAGCCTCCTCGCGGATATCCAGGAAACGCTAGCGAAGGCGAGATCATATGAGGCCAGGACAGGACGGGGCGGACGAGAGGCGCTGGAAGGCACTGGCATCAGTGGCGGCCAGTCACGAGGGGAGAATCCTCGTGGATTATCTCAAGTCCCTGCGGGAGCAACGCAGAGACGAGCTTGAGTCCATCGCCGATCCGGTGGGTATCCACCAGGCCCAGGGAAGGGCCAAGGAGTTATCATCGCTTATCAAGAATCTGGAAGAAGCGAGAGGCGTGGTAGAATTACGGTATAGGTAGGCAGTCAGGCCAAAGCATCCAGATCGGGTGCTTTGTCGTGGCGAAGCGCTCCGAGCTGCAATGCGCAGGCAGCAACGAATCCGCAAGCCTTTCGTGAACCCCGGTAAGAACCGGCTCACCAGTCGCACAGAGCGACAAAGGAGCAAGAATGTCATCACTGCCCAGGTCAGTACGCAATCAGGCGAAGGCTGCCAGCACGCACTTCGAGGATCTTGAGAAAGATCCCGAGGCGCCCGCGGCAACCCCCGAGCCCGAGACTGATCAAGACATTGAGAAGACCGAGCCTGAGAAGCAACCCGTCGAGGCAGACGAGTCGAAGCAGGCCAAGCAGGAAGAGAAGCCCCAGGAAGATCGCGATGCGAGCTACTGGCGAAACCGCTTCAACGTCCTGCGTGGCAAGTACGATTCCGAAGTACCGACGCTGCACACGAAGGTTCGTGAGCTGACTAGCCAGCTGGCCGAATCCGAGAAGGCCCTTGTGAAGGCGCGATCTGAGGGAGCAGGCACTGACAGTGCTGTGCCCGATGAAAAGCTTGCTGAGTTCAAGGATACCTTCGGTGAGGAGCTGGTCGACTTCGTCACCCGCATGATCGAACAGAGATCGGAGCCTAAGCAGCAGGACGACAACGTCGAGAAGCTGAGCGAACGCCTCAACCGCATTGAAGAAGAGAAGCGGCAAGAGGCTGAAGCGAACTTCTGGACCGACCTGTCTCGCGTAGTCCCCGAGTTCCAGAAGATCAATCAGGAGCCTGGATTCCTTCAGTTCCTGGCCGGGTACGACCCCAGCAGCGGTAAGCAGTACCAGACCGAACTGGGAGAGAGTCAGCGCAACCTCGATGCCCGAGGCGTGGCCGATATCTTCAAGCTCTACTTGAGTCAGTCAGAAGCGAAGTCACCCAAGGCCGAGAAGGATGAGGACGTGTCACCCCGTCGTGCAGGTGGAGGCGACCCCGTAGCAGCATCTGCTGCCAGCGGGCGAGGCAAGACCTGGACGGGTGCTGACATCGACAAGTTCTACCGCGATAAGTCTGCGGGTAAGGTCAAGGGGGATGAGGCTGAACGACTGGAAGCCGATATCTTCGCTGCTCAGAAAGAAGGGCGCATTCCCCGCTGAGCAGCGGTAACCCGAGGAAATCGAGATGGCTGGTCCTACTCGTGATGTTGGACATCCTGACTACAGCTCAACGAGCGCATCAGGATTTATCCCGCAGGTATGGTCTGGGAAGCTGGTCGAGAAGCTGTACCTCTCAACCGTATTCGCAGAGATCTCTAACACCGACTATGAGGGTGAGATCAAGAGCAAGGGTGACACGGTTGAAATCCGTACCACTCCCTCTATCACCATCAACGACTATGAAATCGGCGGCGGCCTCACTTACGAGAAGCCGACTTCCGACAAGGTCGAGCTCCACATTGACCGTGCGAAATACTTCGCCTTCGAGGTCAGTGACGTCGACAAGTATCAGTCCGACATCCAGCTGATGGATGACTGGTCTGATGACGCCGGTCAGCAGATGAAGATCAAGATCGACGAGGTTATCCTCGGCGAGGTCTATGCTGACGTAGCAGCCGCAAACGCCGGTGGCACTGCCGGTGCCGAGTCCAGCTCTTACAACATGGGCGAGACCGGTGCTCCAGTGGCCCTGACCAAGGAAACTATCCTCGACGTGGTCGTGGACTCTGGGTCAGTGCTGGATGAGCAGAACGTACCCGATGAGAATCGCTACATCGTCATGCCGTCTTGGGCCATCGGTATGCTGAAGAAGTCCGAGCTGCGTGACGCATCCCAGATGGGTGACGCTACCTCTGCCTTCCGTAACGGCAAGGTGGGTATGCTGGACCGGTACACCGTGTATCGCTCCAACAACATCGCCAAGACCACGGATGGCACGGATACCGTGTTCAACATCTTCTTCGGGCACAAGAAGGCTCTGACCTTCGCGAGCCAGATGACCAAGATGGAGAACATCGACAATCCGAATGACTTCGGTCAGCTCGCCCGCGGTCTGAACGTGTTCGGCTTCGAGCTGATCGATCCGAACGCTGCTGGGCACCTGTACGCCAAGCGCGGCTAAGCCTTAGGCCGGGGTCCACCAGGGCTCCGGCCTCTTCACATAGAGAGTCCGTGACATGAGCGAGAACATCGTAGATCGCATCAACGCCGCCAAGACGAAGGATGATCTCGAGGAGATCGGCAAGGAGCTTGAGGTCGACGTTGATAAGCGCAAGGGTCTCGAGACCATTCGCGCCGGTCTGTTGCTGCAGGTCGACGTCGATGAGAATGGCGACGACGAGAATCCCAAGGCAGAGGCTGAGCAGGAAGCTGCAAAGGCCAAGCCACCGAATCAACCTGAGCCCGTGAAGGCCAAGGCGACTCACGAGGATCAGTTCAAGCCCCGGGAGACCACCGAGCAGCTCCGTGAAAAGAGCCAGGGCAAGCGCATGCTCGAGAACACCAAGAACGGTCGTGTCTTCGGCTGGACAGCCCAGCTCGCCAAGCTCAAGCACATGAAAGAGGTCTAAGCCATGCCGGTCACCACCGTAGGCAACGTCATCAAGAAAGCCAAGCTGGTCCTTCAGGAGGTGACCTCGGCAGGTACGCGCTGGACTAACGAGGAACTGATCGGCTGGCTGAACGAGAGTTACCAGGCGGTCGTCCAGGTCAAGCCCGACGCGGCGAGCATCAATGCCAAGCTGCAGCTGGTCACCGGCACCCGCCAGACCATTCCGTCAGCTGGCCATCGCCTTATCGATGTCATCCGCAACACGTCCGCGAATAGCCAGGGTTACGGCATCCTTGTCGCGACCCGGCGATCCATCGACCAGACGCGCCGCGGGTGGCACAACGATCCGATCTCCTACGACATCGAGCAGTTCATGTTCGATGACCTGGATCCGACGCATTTCTACGTCTACCCCCCGGCCAGGTCGGGAGCAGAGGTTGAGATCATCTACTCTGCTGTCCCCACGCCTCATAGCGCAGAGAGCGGCCTGGCTGCCGTCGAGGGTGACTTGATCAAGCTGCCGGATGCTTACGCCCCCTGCATGCTCGACTACATCCTGTACCGGGCGTACAGCAAGGATGCGGGGCACGCTGCGAACCTCAACCGGGCGCAGATGCACTTCTCCGCATTCGGCAACTCGCTCGGTATCAAGGCTGAGCTGGACATGGCAAACTCTCCGAATGCCGTGGACGGCTCGAGCAACCCGCAGAGGGCTAATCGATGAACCTCGAAGACCTGGTCAACAACGTCATTCTGGACGTCCCCGACTGCCCGCTCATGACCATCCGTCAGGAGATCATGCGGTCATCCAGGAAGTTCTGCACCGACGCTGATGCCTGGGTCGAGAGGGATAAGGTCTGCGTGGCGCTGGTTTCCACCAAGACTGGGGCGATTACGCCGCCCTCATACGGCGAGCCAATTCGTCTCAACTCCCTGACCCTGGACGGGGATAAGGTCAGGCAGGGTCGGGTGTGGAAGCAGGTCGATCCAGGGACAGTGGAGTTCACCCACACCCCCAGCGAGACAATCTTGAAGGGTGACCTGGTCATGCGACCGCACCCGAACAAGATGCCGCCCGAGGAGATCATCGAGCGCTGGTCAGAGGCCTTCGAGGACGGTGCCAGGGGGCGTCTGCTGTTGATGCCTCAGCCGTGGCGAGATCAAGCTATGGCCGAGTTCTATCTGCGCCGAAGAGAAGAAGCATGCTCTGAAGCGAAGCAAGCATCCCGCCTTGGTCACGGTCAAGGCAGAACCCGCGTCACACAACGACGCTTCATGTAAGAGAGGGTACTCCCCATGGCAGCACTTTCAGACTACGCGGAACAGGCACTGCTCAACCACCTGCTCCGCAACACGGCACTGACTAGCCCGACCACGGTCTACCTGGCGCTATTCACCACGAATCCGACCGACGATGCCTCAGGCTCTGAAGTCGCCGATTCTGGCTATGGTCGCCAGTCTGTCGCGTTCGGCGCCCCGGCGACCTCCGATGGCGGGTACGCGGTAGCCAACAGCGCGACGGTCGAGTTCTCGGCGATTGCAGATGGGTCTATCACGATCACCCACTTCGGCATCTTTGATGCGTCTACCTCGGGCAGCCTGCTGGTTCATGGCGCCTTCACCACCAGCCGTACCCTGGAGACCGCTGACATCCCGACCGTGGCACCTGGCGCTATCACTGTCACGTTCAAGTAATCCGGTCAGCCACAGGAGGGTGGGCGCATGTCGCTACCAGCAGGTGAGTACGAGGTTCGCTTTCTCCAGAACGACGAGATTGTCAGGGAGGCGACGATCAACATCTATGAATCGGAGTCTCCCGCTTCATTCCCGGTCGAGCTGAGATCTAGCGGCACCCATATCCAGTGGCGTCCAGAGGGCACGAACGCCTGGGCTGACCTCGTCTCCCTCGATGATATCGGCGGAAGCGGGGGCGGCTCTACGGGCGTCGAAATGCGTATCTCGGGTGACTTCATCCAGTACCGCAATATCGGGGAGACTACCTGGCAGAACCTGCTCGATATCTCCGAATTGGGCGGCGGCGGTGAGGGTGACCAGGTTACGGTGAACGGGGAGGAGTACACCACCGAGAACCACGGTATCTCTCCGAGTGGCAACCCAGCCACGGACAGGATCAATCTCCAGGACTTCATCGACACCATGGAGGCCAACCAGACCTTCCGAGGCGTAATCAAGGAAGGCACCTGGCAGATCGACAGCACGCTCTTCCTGTTCGACGGCTGCCGGATCCGCGGCGACGGCATCGACCGCACCGTGATCGACTGCCCGACCGCGACCTGGGCACCTCTCGCCCCGTACGAGAACAGCTACTATGGGCTGATGCTCGATGTCGAAGACAGCCTGCACACCAAGGGCGTTCACCTCAACGATTTCACGATCATCGGTGCCGACAAGAACGCCACCGACAACGGCCCGCTGATCCGCCTCGAGGGCCTGGACGACTTCACGATCACTCGGGTCAAGGTGGTCGACGGCTCCAGCTACGGGATCTACGTCACTGGTTACGGCGTCGGCGCGTTCACCAACGACATCACCAGCGACTTCTGGAATTCGACTCACCGTGGCGTCATCGAGCAATGCGTCGCGCTGCGCGGGCAAGTGGGGATCGGCCTGGAGGGCGGTTCCGAGCAGATCCTGCTCACCGCCAACCACACCTACAGCACCGCCCTGCACGGCATCCGCATCGCCTCTGGCTACGACTGCGTGATGGCCTTTAACACGGTCAACGGCTCCTACAACGGCTTCTGGCTCGACCGCCACAAGGGCATCAAGCTGGTGCATAACACCGCCCGCGATATCACTGGTAACGCGATCACCTACGGCGGTTTCGGTGCTAGTGACGGCATCAAGTCTACCGGGCTACTGATCCAGGGCAACGAGACGCATACCCTCGAAGGGGGTACGCATATCTCGGATTCCTACCACGGCACCTCCAGCAAGAACACCATCGGGGTGCAGATCCTCGGCAACTCGTTCTACGGCCCTGGCACGATCCGCTTCCTCAACTCGAAGCGCCTCAACATCCAGCAGAACTACAGCGACGGTCAGAACGTCATTCGCGGCCAGTCGGGAGCCACCGGGATCATCTGCAACAACATGATGCGGATCTTCGACAAGTCTGCCGGTATGCAGGATCTCGGGAACAACATCGACCCGACCACCATCGCCGTCGTATAAAAGGGGCCGCTCATGGCTATTACGCTCGTCGGAGCGGAGAA